GAATTCTCGCAAGAGGTTCAATGCCGTATTACAAGCTCTCAACATTGCTACGTTATTTACTTCAAACTCTTTGCTTAAAGCTCAGAGAGAAAAGTTTATGAACGGAGTTAATTGTGATGCTCCCCTCGGTTTAACCGAGGAATTCATCACTTCATTTCAGAACACTGTGAAGCGGATAATCCCGCTTCAGACCGTACAACGTGGTGGTAACTCACTCTTGGAATTCACTGGTTCTACCCAGAAATGGGCTCCCTAGTGGCACAAGGATGGGCGAGTTCGCCAATCCGATAACATACTTTCAGAAATGGAGTATGCGTCGGGGCAGGAAAACTACCTTTTTGCTTGGGAACACTACGAGCTTTATGCTCCTGTGGTCGCTGGCATTAAGGGTCCACTCGTTCGATTGGAGGTACAACCTGATAACAAGTTGTATGGAGGTGAAGTTCACTTCCTACAGGAACCTGGTTTGAAGCTGCGAGCAATCGCATCTCCTTATAGGATCCACCAACTTGCCCTAAAGCCCCTGCAACACGCCATCGCTGGTGTGGTTCAGAGACTTCCATGGGATTGTACCTTTGACCAATCAAAAGCTATACCGTGGATTCAATTAGCATTGAAAGCTAATAAGACAGTACATTCCGTAGATTTAACAGGTGCCACAGATTACTTCCCTTTGGGGTTGCAATCTATTGCTCTGCGCTCGATCTTCGGCGACATCAAAGACATAAAGTTATTCGAAGAGATATCTCGACTTCCTTTTAAATCGGAAATCGGTGATATACAATGGAAACGTGGGCAACCCTTAGGTTTAAGACCTAGCTTTGCTGCGTTTACACTGACTCATGGTTTGCTACTTTTCTTCCTGAGCAGGAAGAAAGGCTACTCTCATGACTTCTTCGTTGTCGGTGATGACGTTGTAATCCTGGATGACAATCTATTTCAAGATTATCTTGAAGTCTTGAACACTCTCAAGTGTCCATGGTCTCCCCAGAAGTCCCTTTCATCAAATCTCCTTTCGGAGTTTGCTGGTAAGGTGATTACAAAAGATGCTGTACTACCTTCTTACAAATGGAGGAAGATGTCTAACGACAACTTTCTTGACATTTGTAGGAATCTTGGTCCTCGATCTGATGTGCTTTTAACAAAGGCACAGAAGAAGGTATACGATGCTGTGAAGCATCTCCTTCTGCCGGTCGGTTGCAATTTGTCTTACCCAGGATCAAACCTGACTAAGATGTATATTGAAACTGAACGGTTTCTGCGTAAGTGTGAAAAGCGCGTAATGAGGTCACTTGTTGATCTCACTCGTGTGATTCATAAGAATTCTTATGGATCTCACACACCATATGCACTCGACACTGAGAAGGTCGATAGCATACGGCTCACCTTCGACGAGAAGGTGAATAACGTATTCAGACAGACAATCTTCGCACGCTGTGAAGCAATGTGGAGATGTGTAGCTGAAATACCC